TTACAAAAAAACGGCTAATATGTAAGGCTCAGCTTGATAAAAGTCTGAAACGCAACCCCGTGGTGTAATGGTAGCACAAGTGGTTTTGGTCCACTTAGTCTTGGTTCGAATCCAGGCGGGGTTGCCACTTTTGGAATTAGTCGAACTTTTTAGCTCAGGAAGGAATAATTCAATATTGTAATTCTTGTCTTGAGTAGAGCTGATTTTTTTAACATAGGTATTGACTAGCATTTTTTTTATGTCTGCAGGTTTTTTTTCTGCCTCAGAAAGCACATCTGCCATGTTTTTCATTTCTTCTATCATCTTCTCAATGTGATCTGGTAAATTATCTTTTGCATTGGTTTGTGATTTTATGTATTCCCTGCGGGACTTTAACCATTCTATTTCATTGTTCAACTCCTCCAGCTTGTTATTAAAGAAGTCCATATTGCTTTCTTTTATTTTGCCTGACACAAATATATTGTAAACATTTTCCCTTTCTTGTTCTGCTTTTCTAATTGCATTGTCTATGCTTTGCAGTTCAGGGCGCAGATCATTAATATATTGTTTTCTCGCTTGCTGTAGTTCATGGGTTATCCCGTCAATAAAAGCCTTGCTTATTTTTATGGATTTCAGATGCTTTATAACGCCTTCTTCTATTAAGGGCGCAGATATCCTGTTTTTGCAGTTAATGCTGTCTGTACATCGATAATAGTGATAAGCGCCGCTCTTTGCACTTGCAGGGGTCATATAGCGTCCGCAGTGACATTTTATAATACCTGGCAAAAGATAAGGGTATTTATATTTTTTCGGTCTGGTTGATCGGTTTGCACCTGGTATTTTTTTAGGCAACATGTCTTGAACTTTTTTATACATTTCTTGAGATATTATTGGATCGTGCAACCCGTCAAATTCTTGTCCGGCATATACGATTTTGCCTATGTATATTTTATTGCGCAGTATATGCAGTATTGATTGTTGTCCCTTCTTATGTTTTCTTGCTATTGTAAAAAGAGGGGTTTCACTGGTATACATATCAAAGATATCTTTTACTATTTCTGATTTGCGGGGGTCTATGTATAATTTGTTATCGTGCTTTTCTCCGCGTTTGTAACCAAAGGGCGGCATACCGGCAGGCCACCCGCCATTAGAGGCTATTTGTATCATTTTGTTGCGTGTGTTTTCTGCCGTTTGTTCACGCTCAAATTGATTAAACACTTGAAGTATTCCCATCATTGCGCGCCCGCTGGGAGTGGAGAAATCAAGATTTTTTTCTGTGATAGAAACAAAACCCTTGTTCCATTTACATAATTTATCGAAAATTTGAGCTCCGTCTTTCAAGGAGCGTGTCAATCTGGAAAGTTTATATACACATACAACATCCCATTCTGCATTGCCAGATTCTAATTCATGCATAAATTGAGAGAATGCGGGCCGGTCCATGTCTTTGCCTGAAAAAAATTCGTCATATAAAACTTGATGAATTTCTCCACCGTTAGATTTAATATGTTCGGTGCATAGGTCTATTTGCATCTTGATAGATGTTTCTCTGTCAAAATCTGACCCTCGGGGGCTTACTCGTGCATAGATAAGGTATTTCATTGTTTTCTTGTTTTTTTTATTTTTAATATCACAACTTCTTCCGTTACCCAAGTTTTATTGTCTTTATTTTTTCTCTGTGGCGGATTTATTTGATATTCATTTTGATAGTCTTTTTTAGATTCGGGAATTGGAAATAATTTAAAAATAATAATTGTCAGCAATATTAAAATTGACATTATTACAACAATAATTTTGATATGAGCATCTGCATTAAAACGTGGTTCCTCTTTGAATCTAGACATTACATTATCTCCCTCTGTATATACATAATCATTATTCAACATTGAAATTTAATATTTTTCCTTAAAATATCAACCTTTGTTTGGTAAAATTAAATCTTTGTGCTTATGTTAAAGAGAAACAATGCGGCTTGACAACCGCCTTTAGCATAGCATACCTCGGCTCATTCTGCCGGGTGGCTTGCGTTATATAATACCTATGGGGAAGGCGCAAGGCCTATGCTATGCTAGGTTGTCAACCGCCCGGTTTTTATTTGTGTTCATGGGAGATCATATGAGTCCTTGAGGAAATGGTTTAAAGAAAAGCTCCAGCTTGAAAATTTAACCACTTTTTTTTACGCCTTTTATATTGGCGTGTAGTCTTTTTGTGTCTTCAATCTCATACGCTGCTCGCGACTCATGGAGCTCTGCAAGGTCTGCCATTAGATCAAGAGTTTCGATTTCTTTTTGCCGGCAATGTTGAATTACGTCCATTTGCATTTCTTGATTTAGATTGCGAAATGATTTAAGTAATAGTTTTTCACCTACAGTTGTGGCGTAGTCGTCATCATTGGGTATTTTAAATTTTTTACTTTTAGTCCTGGCGTATATAAGAGCCCTGCTAAGATTATTTTCTTCTTGTTGAGTTATGTGCTTGTCGAGAAAACTTAGTATATTATCATAAGTGTCTCCGCTAGGAGTTGTTTGTCCGCTAAGTATCTTTGAGACATATTGACGAGAAACTTCAAGAGCATCTGCTAGTTCAGATCCTTTTATATTATATTTCTCTAGCAATCTACAAAGGTATTTGCCAAATTCCCCTGAACTGTTCATTCCCATAACTCCAAATTTATTACTGCTAATATCTTTTACTCAACATTGAAGTTTAGTATACAACTTAAAAATAGATTTGTCAACATTTTTGTTGATTTTTTGTCTTTTGTCGGTTGACTTGTAAACAACATTGTTGTATAATCAACTAAGCGGTTGACAAGTAAACAAAACAAGGGAGATGAAAATGCAAGAATCTAAGTTGTCTCAAATGCTAAAGAAGAAAGGAATCACTGCTTATAGGCTAGCCAAAATGCTTAATCTTTCTCCTCAAGCAGTATATAAGCTTGTAGATAGAGGAGTAAAAAGTGTTAGAACGGCTGAAAATATTGCTCCTCATTTGAATTGCGACCCTCTTTTTTTGCTTGAACTGTCAACCAATCGGTTAACAAAAGAGAGGAGAGCATAAGATGACGCGTGGAGAGGCTGGAATTATAAACGTTACCATGTTGGATTACAAAGAACGTAAATTGATTTCAGAAAAAACCTACAAAGAGATCGTAAAAAAGTTGGGCATAAATAAATATCCAACAATCAGTAAATCAAACACTGTTCATTCTAAAAGCGCATCTCAAGCGCAATTAAATGAATCATTATGCCGGAATTAGCAATTATCATGGATAAAAATATAAATACAGCTTACGAGCGAGATTTTGAATTAGGCCGAAAGGTAGCGCGCTTTTTTTTAGAGCAAGCCGAAATGCAATCCCAATCCAACAGGAGAAAAAACAATGATGTCCCTGCATCCAAAAATAAGAAAATGCATCAAGCCGAAGCGCAGCAGAGCAGAAGTGCTTGCGGATTGGAGCTTGATTCTGATCATGGTCGCGCTGGTGGTAATCGCGTTAATATGTAATTAAAAGGTTTGTGAGTGATGTCAAATCCAATCTTTAAACTTTCCGAGTCAGCCCTCAAAGAACTTATCAATGAACTCTTCCAGATGGGCGCGGAGTCTGTCGATATCGTGGGAGCTAAAGGCGAAATAGCCATCGATGCAAGAGGCGATTTTGGCTTTTATCTGGAAACCAGAACTGAAGATCCTAATTCATTCCCCCGTGATATAAAGCTCCATGCTGATGATTGGAGCGAAAAGGATATAGATTTTTTAACCATTTATTAGGAGGTATAGGGCAAAAAATGATTTCTATTCTGCTTCAAAAAAAAATAGACCCCGGCAGGATTCCGGGGCCAAAGCTAAAACCAAAACTAAAAAGAGTATAACATGTCTAAAGAGAAATGTCAAGGTTGGGAAGTTTCCGGCGCCATTGATGATTATTACAGCCCTGAAAAAGATCGCGAATATATGAGCTGTTCGCAGTTCTCGGCTTTTGCAGATCAATGCGAATTGGCGGCTTATAAGCGATATGTCACAAATGAAATCGAGAAAGAGGAAAAAGATTGTTTTCTTGAGGGCAATTTTGGTCATACCGCTTTTGAAAGCCCGGAGGCTCATGAGAAGTTTATAATCAAAAATCATGATAATATTATCGCCAAAACTGGAAGAACAAAAGGAGAGTTGAAGGCTCCTTATAAGCTTCTTCAGGAAATTATTGAAATTGCTAAATCCACACCTGCGTTTATGAAAGTGCTGCAGGGAGAGCCGGAAGTGGAATATACCGGAGAAATAGCCGGCGTTCCATGGAAGATAAGAGTTGATAATATTGATGTTGATACCGGAATGTTCACCGATATTAAATTTGTCAAAAGTATTGTAGCTCAAGAATGGATAACGCTTTATTACAATACGTTTGGTAATTTTTCCTTGATTCCGCACCCTGACTTCCCAATGGAAAGAAATAAAAAAGTGCCGTTTTATGAAGCTCATGGCTATTGGCGGCGTTCAGCGGTATATCAAGAAATACTTAAGCAATCTACAGGCAAAACCCTCCTGCCTATTTTGGCGGCTATCAGCAAAGAAGTTCCTCCTGACATGAAAATAATCAGCATGCATAATCCTAAGCGTATTACAGCAGAGCTGGAAAATATCAAGCTGAAGTTACCGCGGATCATGAAATTAAAAAACAAGGAAATAGAGCCGGTAGGGTGTGGCATTTGTGAAGTTTGCCGGGAGCATAGAATTGCAAACAACCAGGTGCCGCATATCAAAGCGGACAGTTATTTCTATAACAAGGGAGAAAACTAAATGCAGAATCAAAATGAAATGCAGAACAAAGCGCAGTTGGCTAAAAAGATTGTTGAGATCACCGAAAAGATAGGGCAAATGGTGCCGCAGGGGCATAACAATCATAGCCATTATGATTTTGTCGGGTATGAGCAGATGAATGCAAAGCTTAGAACATTGTTGCCGAGTGTGGGGCTTGCTTTAGTTCCGGAAGTTATAGATATCAATGAAATAACTTTCCAGAGTGCAAAAGGAGCTGTTATTGTCCGGACGACAATAAAGGGAACAATTGAGGTTATCGATATTGAAACCGGCTACAGCATAATTAAAAAATTTGTTGGCTCTGATCAAGACCAGGCTGGCAAATCATGTTCCCAGGCAGTTACTGAAATGCTAAAAAGATTCGAGTTAAAACTCTTCCACGTATCTACAAAAGCGGATATCGATCCTGATTCAAATTCTACAACGGCAACAGCTGGATATGTTCCTAATCAGCAGGGGTATAACCAGCAACAGCAACAAGGCAGCTATCAACAGCAACAGGGCCAAGGGGATTGGATGTAATGAGACGGAATTTTAGAATTGCTATAAAAGGTGAGGAGCCATTAGCGGAATTAGCGGAACGGGTTGCTTCACAAATGAAGAAAGCTAAACCGGGACAATACCGCATCATAATCGAAAGTGTAGGGCAGGATCGGACAGATGCACAAAACCGTTTCTATTGGGCGGTACTCAATGAAATAGCAAAGCAAACCGGTACTGATAACGAAGACCTTCATGAACATTTCAAAGCTCGTTTTTTACAAGATCATTCTGTGCGTCCGGCCCGCATCAAGAGCACGGCTGAATTAGATGTTAGAGAGTTCACTCACTACATAGACCGGATTCTGTCATTTATTGCAGATTTCGGAGTAACCATTACTCAAACAAGAGAATTTTAAGTGCCGGAAACGGCGTAATTAACAATCCTTAACAAGGAGAAAACAATGAGCAATCAGTATGGAGCCCCTCCAATGCCTCAACAGCAGGGCGGGTGTCAGCAGCAACAGCAGTATCAACAGCAACCACCACAAGAGAATCTTTATGTGGGGAGTGGCAAGGTTATCCAAACACGCAATGGAAACATGATGAAGCTTAGCTTCAATGCTGATGATGTTGCAAAGCTGCAAGCTTATCTCAATGCAAATGGGTGGGTATCGCTTGTCTTGAATCGCCGCCAGCAACCAAGTGCATCTGGCGCCACTCATTACATGAAGATTGATGATTGGCAGCCAAATCAGCAACAAGGGGTACATCAACAGGGATATCAACAAACCCAAGGATTTGCTCCTCCTCCGCAACAACAGTATCAGCAAGGAGGATATCAACAAACCCAAGGATTTGCTCCTCCTCCGCAACAACAGTATCAGCAAGGAGGATATCAACAAGGCTATCCGCAACATCAGCAATCGGCACAGCCACCGCAAAATGGATACGGCCAGCCGGATGATGGAGGCTTTGGCCAGCAACAGCAACAGCAACAGCAGCAGTTCCAACAAGGAGCACCGCCACAACAGCAACAATTTGCTCCTCCTGGAATACTTCCGACCGAGCCTCAGGAAGATGATATCCCGTTTTAAATAATAACCAATCAAAAGGAACAAAAAGAAAATGAAACAGGAACAAATAAAAGTATGTGGCGATTGCATGGCAGAAAGGGCAGCATTGCTTTTTAAAGATCATGCTGATTCAATAATGAAGCGATTGGAAGAGCAGAATTTGGAAACCGAGGGCGACCGCGTTCAAATCACTGTACCCATGAAAATGACTATCATGTATGATCAGCATGAATATTCTTTTGAACCTACCTTGGAATTAAAAAAGATAGTCAAGGAAACTTTCAGCGTTGAGCCTGCCGTTTACAATCCGTTGCAGCCGGATCTCCCAGGAATACCAGAACAAGGAGCTTCTAAGCCGAAAGATGCTGATGTTCAGGAAGAGAAAAAGGCAGATAAGGCAATTAGCAAAGATAATTTCTTTAAAAGAATATGCGGAGCTGCTAACGAGCCTGGACCGTTGACTATCAAAGAACTTGAGAAGTATTTTGAAATCTCTTCTCCTAAAAAGAGTTTTGATGAAATATCAAAGCTCAATATAAAGATTTTTTACGACATAATGCTCAGTAATTCTGCTCGTGATTCATTTGTTACATTGGTTAAAGAAACCCTTTATCCTGTCAAAAAAGAAGCGTCCAAAGATAAGGCACAAGAGAAAGAAGAAAAGCCTAAAGATAAGGCTAAGCCAAATGTCCCGGCAAAAGAAGCTGCTCCAAACCGCTGCGAGGTTTGCCATCCTAAATTCCCGGAGATCCGTTGCGTTCTCGAAAAAGGGCCTGCCGGGGATCATAAGATGGATATCTGCGCTCATAAGCATGCGGATAATATCCGTGTCTGCATTCTTACAAAGGGGCATGATGGCTATCACAAGTATGAAGATTTGAGGATATAATCCGCTCTTCTCTTCTAAAAGACCTGGGCATGTCAAAAAAAGGCCCTTTAAATAAGGATTAAATAAAATGGTTAAAGAAAATAGAAAACTTCCGTTTTTTAAGTTTGATGCATTGGCTTGGCTAAAAGGAAAAGTACAACTTTTATCTGTCACCGAAAAGGGCATTTACATAGAATTAATCGTCAGGATTTGGGCGGAAAACGGTGCGTTAAAAAATGATCAGTTTTTGCACAGAAAAATAAGCACACAAAAGCAAGTGCTTTTAGATGCTTTAACATTACTCAAAGAATTAGACATAATTCAGGAAGAAAACGGATTTTTGAGTGTAAAATTCATAAAGCACCAGCTTTTTGAACACGAGCAATTTATTGAAAAAAAGAGGATTGCAGGGCAGCAGGGCGGCAGGCCCAAAAAGCAACCGAAACCTAAGAAGAAAGAAGAAAGAAGAAAGGAGATAAAAGAAAAAGAAGAAAAAGAAAATATTTTTGATCGATTTGGCGCAAAGGATTCAAAGCTGATTCGTGAAGCGGCTGAACGCATTCGGAAAGCTCACCCCCGCGTCAGCCAGCCGATTAAAACAGATTTGGCGGTTATCAATGCAATTGCCCGGGAGGTTGACAAAGGACATCCGGTTAATGATGCCGTCGCTTACATCGAGAACAGAACCCGGATATATGCTCATGCCGTTTCTTTGTGGCCGCCGAAAGAAAAACAGTTTGCCAAGTCAAGTTTAGCCTGGTTTGATGGCGGTTGTTATCTGGAAGATCCCGAAACATGGAAGCGCAATTATCCGGATGGCGGTGATGATGAAATTGGTTTCATGCCAGATGGAACACCTTTTCACCGTGAGGTTGTAGTGTGAAAACATTTCGTGATTTTGACATAGAACTTCCTGACAGCTTTTCAGGTGATCGAAAGGCAAAATGTCCCAAATGCAGCCACACCAGGCAAAAGCATCGCGGAGAGCCGTGTTTGTCAGTGAATGGAGACAAAGGCACTTGGAAATGCCATCATTGCGGATGGACTGGATCCTTGAATGCCCAGGGTGAAAAGACAGAGCCCACTTACCGGCGTCCAAATCCGCAGATTGTAGCGAATGAGCCGGAGATCGCCACTGAGGTTGCCAGATGGTTTGCCGGGCGTGGAATATCTATTGGCACATTGCGGGCTGCAAAAATATTTTCTACATTCCGCTGGCTTCCGGCAACCGGAAAACCAACGCAGGTTACAGCTTTCCCGTATTTCAAGCACGGCGAATTGGTAAATGTGAAATATCGCGACGCCAAAAAGAACATGACGCAAGAGAAAAATCCTGAGCCTTGTTTATTCAATATCGATCTTTGCCGGGATATGGAAACAATCTACATCTGCGAGGGCGAAATAGATGTTTTGACATTGATGGAGTGTGATTATTTGGCGGCTTGTTCGGTTGACAAAGGAGCGCCTAATCCAGACGATAAAAACGTTGACAAAAAACTCGAATGCGTTGACAATTGTCTGGATGTTTTAAAAAACGCCGTAAAGGTGGTTCTCGTGACAGATAAGGATGAACCGGGTCTACGTCTGGAAAAGTTGATAATCGAGCGCCTGGATGCCGGAAAATGCTTTTTAACGCGGTATCCATCGGATTGCAAAGATATCAACGACGTTTTAATGAAACATGGGCCTGATGCCGTCAGGGAAAGCATAGAGTCAGCGCGTCCGGCGCCAGTGCCGGGATTAAGCGATTTTGCGGAGTTCTCAAAGGACATTTACCGCCTGTATGATCACGGCAATCCCAAAGGCCTTTCTACCGGCTGGCCGGCGCTTGATCAGATATTCACTTTACAGCCCGGAAGCTTGAATGTATTTACCGGCATTCCAATGTCTGGAAAAAGTGAATTTGTTCATGCTTTGCTGGTCAATGCCATAAAGATGCACGGCTGGTCAATTGGTTTGTTTTCTCCTGAAATGCTGCCTCCTGAAAATCTTTTTCAAAACTTTTCAGAAAAGATTATTGGTAAACCGTTTTTTGGCAAAGACCGCATGACTAAAGAAGAGGTTGCCCGATGCATTGATTTTGTGTCAGAGAACATAAAGCCCATTATTCCAGAGGAAAACTCAACACCGACGCTTGATAACATTATTGCTGCCGCGCGGGTTTGTGTCGCAAGGTATAACATCAAGGCATTAGTGCTTGATCCATACAATGAAATAGAACACACCCGCCCTGCTTGGATGAGTGAAACTGAATATATAAGTTTGTTCCTTGGACGGCTCCGCACTTTCGCCAGAATGCATGGTGTTTGGGTTGGTGTTGTTGCTCACCCGGTGAAGCTCAAGAAAGATGAACGTACCAAAGAATACCCAATACCAACCCTTTATGATATTTCAGGGTCTGCAAACTGGCGCAATAAAGCCGACAACGGGATTTCTTTATGGCGCAGTTTCAAACAGCGAAACAATCTTGTTGAAGTTCATATCCAGAAAGTAAAAAACAAAGGGATTGGCAAGTTGGGTACTCAGGTTTTCGCCTGGGATTTTATTACCGGTCAATATCATGCGATCACGGAAGATCAGTTAGATCCTACTCCGGATAGAAAAGATTATCTGGATCAATGGAATCAATCACAGTTTTCATATGATTAAGGAGTAGCAAACAATGATACAAGCTAATTTTCAAAAGAAGTTATCGGAGATTGAGAACCAGCAGATTAAATCATTGCTCGAATCGTATTGGCGCCATAACCGCAAGTGCAGAGACTACCGCGTTTATGAATCAGCCAAAAGGCAAGTTTCGCAAATAGCAAAAGGCGACTGGCTTCTGTATGAAAAATCTATTTACATCTTAACTGAAATTTTGGAGATATGAACATGAAATTAAAATGCGGGAAATGTGGTTGGATAGGAGATAAAAGCCAGACCAAAATAAACAAAGGCTGCCCGGAGTGTTGGAGACGCGGGCGTTATGTGCCTACTTCATTAGTTAAAGCTAAAGAACAAGATCAAAATAAAGGCTGGACTGTATGACCAAGGTTACACAGAAAAAACAATACAAGGCTGATGGAATCCTTTTCGATAGCTATGAAGAAATCCATTTCTATCATTGGCTGCAGGAAGCTAGAAGCGCCGGGATGATTTCCGCATATAGTTATCATCCTAGATCATTTGAATTAGCCCCGCCTGCATCTGTTTATGTAAAAAAGCAGTTGGCAACAAAAAATAAGATTGTTCAGAAAACACTACTTCAAAAGGTTTCTTATACTCCGGATTTTTTATTAGTGGCCACTCCGATGTTACAGAGGGTAGATCACCAGTTATTCAGTCATAATCAATCTTATTGGATAGACGTTAAAGGAACGTTTGGCCCATATAACGATGATGCAAAATTTAGCGTAATAAGAAAATGGGTATGGGATAAGTATGGCATCTTTATAAACAAAGTTGTTCCATTGAAATTCTTTGAGAAGACGTGGGTGCCGCGCCGTGCCGCCAGGACAAAGACCGGGAAGCAATCAGCCCGTTATATACATTGCAAAAAAATATGGGACATTCCGGAAGCTCCACAATATCCAGTTCCGGAAGTCGTCCCCCCGCCAGAAACAAAACAAGATGATCTATTTCAGCCGGAATCGTCTGGTTGGAGTTTTTAAATAACCAAAACTAAAACAGGAGAACCACATGTTAACACAACTCGCGGAATTGGCAAAAGCCAAGCAGCAGGCAAGCCTCACATTGCGCCATCTGGAAGATGACCGCTATTTGTTGGCCATGGCTGCGTCTAGTGCCGGCAATGACAAAAAAGAGCCATTGATTACCAAAGGAACAATTGAAGAAATCCAACAGCAGCTAGGCGAAAATATCGCACAGTACATAGCTGATATGTCAAAAGCCCCGGAGCTGGAAAAGGCACCTCCAAAACAGAAAGCAGCTGCAAAAAAGAAAACCGCGCCTAAGCCGAAAGAAGAGCAGAAATGTCGAGTTTGCGGTTGTACCGATTCGAGCCCTTGTCCTGATGGCTGTTCATGGGTTGAAAAAGATTTGTGCAGTGCATGCCAGGGCAAAGAGGAAAAGAAAACAGAATCAGCTTCTCAGCCAGATTTATCCGGCTGGACCTTTTAATCAAAATCTAAAATCAAAGGAGATTATTATCATGGCAACCAATAAAGCAGCAGAACCGCAAGAAAGATCATTCTCTTACAATGGAATTAAGCTTGTTGATCCCGACGCAAGCATGACCCCGGAAGCTGTGCGCGATTTCTATGCCGGCACTTACCCGCAGTTGACCAATGCGTCAATCAAGGGCCCGACAGTAAATAACAATGTTGCGGCGTTTGATTTTAAGCCTGTCGTGGCAACCAAGGGATAAGCTTTTTATAACCCCAAACAGGAAATAAAAATGTATGCGAATAAAAATAATCAATTCCTCAGAGCTGGATGCGGAATACGAGGAAAGAACTTGCAAAGTAGAGGATTTAAAAAACACGCTTGCAATAGAGGAAATAATAACATTTCCGGGAGCAGATATGGAGCAGTGCCTGGCGGCAGGTTCAGAGTTTGGAACGATAATAGAAAAAGCCATGAGAGCAGGCGGAACAAACGAGCTTTGTATGATGCTCCCTCCAATAGTATAGCCATGCCGGGGATTTCCCCGGCTATCCCTGGAGAAATATCCGTTCCCAATGAAAAATATAATGAGTTTCACAAAGTATGTATTGAATTGCTTGAGTTCTTTTCTAAAGGGTTTAGACAGGATATAACATACCGGCGCGTTGATTCTATAGAGACAACAGTCAAAATGAACTGGCAAGCGCAAATAGATAAGCTCTATAAGCATTCTGACGGTTGGAACAATGATCTGCCCGATAACAATTATAGAAATATTTCTTTTTCGATTGGCCTTTATTCCGGCAGTGAAATAACGGAAGAATTCGGAGAGTATATCAGCATGGAAAATAATGCCCTGTTCTGTGATGCTCAGGATGCGACAATGTTTAATATTGAGCCCGGAATACGTCACCTTGAGGCATTAGAGGATGGATTAAGAGAAGCCGCATTGCTTCTCTTGGATGAAACCCCTGTGCACGTTCATACCCCCAATGATTTATATGATTATATAATCAATTGGGAGTGGAGCGGAGAAGAGGACGAAAGTGCCAGATATGAGGAGATGATGGCATGCGGCTATGATCGGGATGAAATAGAAGTCATTACACGCGCAGAGCTTCTGGAATATTATCCAGAATGGATATTGGAGCCTAAAAAGAAAAAGGGTATCTGGAAATCTAAATGGATACCTGAACCCATGCGGGAGTTAAAAAAAGCCAGCGTCCGCTTTAAGGGTTTTGGGCTGCATGATTACAACTGGTACATCAACAAAGTGCCTTGCGCGAGCGCATATTTCGGAGGAGATAAAGGCGCTGATATTATGCTGCAAGCAGTTGATGGATATATCAATGATCTTCAGCAGATGGAAACAGTTTATTTTAGTCCAATAATATTTGAATTGTTACCGGATAATCCAGAGCAAGTAATTGACCAGCTAAAAGCCTATTTTGATTGCCTTTATTGGACAGGAGAATTTCTTAAATATCTTCAAGGGAGTAAATAAATATGAAAGTAGATATTAATACTTGTTCAAGCGGTATCGCTTTTCAGTTAAAGCGCGCCATTCTATTATATGAAAAATATAGCGAAGTTATTGCGACTGTCCACGATGTCAAAGATAAGCAGATCCAGCCCGGCACTCCTATCGATAAGGAGAAATTAACTGAGATAATTAATTCTCTTTCCAACCAGGTTAAACCGCGTGATTTGCAGATAGTGCCGGAAAACCTCATTGCCTGGGGTGAAAAGTCTATGATGTGGTTTGCGCCGTCAAGAGTGAGCGAAATTTATTTCAAGACTGGAAACAAAGCCCTTGATAAACTTTCCGGCACAAAGGTCCGTTATCCCGGAATTGTCTTTTTTGTTAAAGGTCAGCGCATGACTGCCTATGCCGTATATGGCAATGCTCGCCCAGGCGTAAAAAATAAGCTGTATCAAATGCCTTTTTATAATTGTAGTGGTGATGGATGGGTATGCTTGCCGAGTGGCAGGAGACCAAAGCCAGAGCCGGACAAAATAGAGAAATGGGAAACTCTCTTTTTCAAAAGTAATTTTTCTCATTCCGGTACCGGTGCCATAGTCCGCGGTGGCCATAATAAATTCTGGCTTCGCTATGTCGATCAGTGCCGGCGCAAAATGCCAAAACGTTTCCCTTGCGAGTATTTGTTGCCAACTCTGTATACCATAGAGGAGATTATAAACAATGAAGATTGAATATAAGGCAATCCCCCAGTTATCCCAGGACACAGAAATAATCGTAGTTGGTTGTGGTGGTACTGGATCGTTGGTGCTTTCCGGCTTGTTGAGTATCGTTATTGCTTTGCGCGGATGTGGTCGGCGTAGTGCTATAAACATTACTGCTTATGATGGCGATATTGTCACCATGGCCAACATTGGAAGACAGCCTTTTTATCCGGCAGAGATTGAGCAAAATAAAGCAGTGGCATTGGTTAATCGCCTTAATATGGCTGGCTTAAATGCTAAGGCTGAACCAAAGTATTTTGACAAAATAGAGGGCAGCCGTGTTAATCGTCTGGTTATCGGCTGCGTTGATACAAGAAAATCACGCCGGACAATTAAAGAATGCCTCAAGGGTTACCGCGGTTATTATCTCGATTGCGGTAATGATCTGCATAGCGGTCAAGTTATTGTTGGTTGCGGTCACCCTGATTATAAGCTGCCTATGCCGTGGGATATTTGCCCTGATCTGGTTTCTGATGCCCCGGAAGATAATACTCCAAGCTGCTCTCTTGCAGAGGCGCTTAATAGTCAGGACCTGATGGTTAACCGTTTCGCGGCTAATATCGCTTTGGAATTAGTCTGGCAACTACTGCGCTATAACAGCCTTGAAATTCAGGGGGCATTTTTCGATAGCCGCCGGATGAGAGTTAACCCTATCCCAATTAAGTAGGTGAAGCAATGCCGATAGATTACAGAAAATATCCAAAGAATTGGAAAACAGAGATCAGGCCGGCAATTCTGGATCGCGCAAAGCATTGCTGCGAGTTCTGCGGAGTTCCTAACTATTCGGTCGGCTATCGTGATAAAGGCGGTGTATTCGTCAAAGCTGGAAGATCCGATAAATACAAGGTCTTTAAAATCGTTTTGACAGTCGCACATCTTAATCACGATATAACCGATAACCGCCATGAAAATCTAAGGGCATTATGCCAGCGGTGCCACCTGCATTATGACAAGGAGCACCACAAGCAATCAAGAATCAAAAATAAACAAAGCGAGGTGAGGAATGGAAACAGTGAGTAATGAAATTATCGATTGCTCTACATGCAAATGGTATTTAGAACCGTGGGTGCCGCTGAACGATGATCCAAACGACGACAGTTTCTATTCAGCGTGTCTTGCGTGCGATAGAAATAGATTTAGCCATTGGGAACCTAAAGATAATGCAAAAAGCGAGGTGAAAGCATGAGTAAACTTAAAATTCATTGTTGGCATTGGACAAATAAAAGCGGAACTCTATGTGGACGTTACGGAACAGAGGTTAGCCAGTTTGAAAGCGATGTTACCTGTAAATTGTGCAAAAAAAAGTTGCAAGCCAAAAAGGACGGTGAGGAATGAGCGAGGTTAAATGTAGTCAATGTGAAGAAGTTATCGAATTTGACGAAAGCTACGAACATAATGATCAAATATATTGCGAATCGTGCTGGAATGATGACTCTGAAATGTGCGTTCTTTGCGGTGAATACTGCCATTATGAAGAATTTAGCAATATTATGTTTGTGCCACAGGGATACTGCGGGGAGTCCAGATGGAAGCCTAGACCTTGGGCGGATAGATACGAACACAGGCCGGAGCCGGGATATTATGCATTGCCTAACTATTGCAAGGCAGACCGCCGCAAAGAAGTTATAATGCATGGGCAATATACTTTTAAAAAGGGGGTTTTTCTCCGTCCGCCGTTTGGTGATTGGATAGAAAATCTTAAAAATTCAGATTTTTATGAGCCATACGAAAATATTTATATGATTTGCGAAAATTGCAAAGAAAAACGATTTAACAAACAGAAATACCACCGCCTGAAAGTAAAAGAAGAAGGCAAACAATATCAAGCGTGTTTCAATACTGGCGTTTATTATTATTTTCTGTCGCATGGCAAACTCCGCTTGATGCCATCATTGGGCCGTGCCGTCCATGACTGCGACAGAGTACGTGACGGTATCAGCTATGCAAGGGATATGGAATACCGCCGCCGCGAACGCCGCCGGAGCCTGATATTTTCCTGTTATCACTGCAAGGAAATCCACCAGCACAAATATATCGACGGTTGTTTTGTTTGTACCAACTGTGGAAAGAGTAATTACAGCGATGAGTACCATTTGGAGAACTTCAAAGCAAAGAAAAAAAATTATTCATGTGAGGAGGCTTGAGGGATGAGCGGGGTTATTAATCCATATGAATTGCCATTGATCAAGAAAGTTAAAAAGGCGATTCTAGCTATCCGCGAGTATGAGTCTTTCGTTGGTGAACAGCCTGCATTGCCGGGGCTTGAAGATAACAGCGGGTATCAATTGTGTTTCAGTGGCGGCAAAGATTCAAGCGTGATCAAGGCTCTTGCAGATATGGCAGGAGTCAAATACACCGGTGTTTATTCCGTGACTACGATAGACCCGCCCGAGCTGGTGAAGTTCATAAAAAAAGAACACCCCGATGTTATTCGGCACCGACCAGAAAAGAACTTTTTTCATTACATGGTAGAAAAGGGCTTCCCGCTTCGCCAGCGTCGTTGGTGTTGTGATGTGTACAAACATAATACCGGCTTTGCCCGTATTAAAATTCTTGGCATCAGGGCGCAGGAATCAGCCAAAAGAGCGAATAATTGGAAAGTTCTCACGCGCTGGAATGGGGGGGGGGAAATACGTTCTTAACCCTATTTTGTACTGGACTGAACGGGATGTATGGGAGTTCATCCAAGGCGAAGATATTCCGTATTGCTCACTTTATGACGAGGGATTTAAGCGCCTTGGATGTATCGGCTGTCCGATGGCATCGGCAAAAGAAAGGCGTTTGGAACTCAACCGCTGGCCGGGATTTGAAAAGCTGTACCGCCGATCATTCGCTAGAATGTGGGAGCGCAAAGCTGGAACAATTAACCGCAATAATTCTGAATGGTTCGGGAGCCGCAAATTTAATAGCTCCGACGAGCTTTTCGATTGGTGGATATCCAACGAACCCAGCCCCGAAGATTTAAACAAAGAACAAGTATGCATGATGGGATTTCATTAAGGAGGTAATCATGGCTAAATGCGGGAAAAAGACAGAAATCTACAGCCGTGTCTGCGGCTATTTCCGTCCGGTAGCGAACTGGAACAAGGGGAAGCGGCAGGAGTTCGAGGATAGGAAAAATTATAAAGTTAACACGGAGGATAGGAAATGAGCGCAATAACTTTTAAACGGATGATAGAAGTCGAATGCGCCGATGCAAACGGCTTGCCGATACGAGTAGGCTCAGTGCTGCAATCAATCGAAGACGGCGAAAGAGGGGTAGTTGTCCTCATATGCCAAGAAGGAGACAAAGCGCCTGATGTGATGTGCGTTGGTGATGTGCGAATCAAAACCGGCGCCGGAACATATAGAGTAACAAATAGATATGATAAATGGGTTCACGTTCCGCAATGTGAACAGACCTACATGGAAAAATATGCGTCTTGGTATGCTACTCCTTTTAAGTCAGATTGGATGCCTGGAGATGCTCCATGCAGCGAAGATGAAGAATGCGCTGTTCAAGGCATTATGGCTCTACTTCCTGATGATATTATTGATCCCGAAAAAGGAATTTGGGCAGATAGAATTGATGAAGCACTAAAGCTAATGGCAGAACATTTAACAGCGTTGAAGGAGAATAAGGAGGATTGAGAAGATGAATTTAGAATGTACATCTGAAAGTTTTTTAGAGGCGGTTAAAAAGCATGAAATGAAAGTGCTGGCGGATTTTGGAAATGTGCGGAGTCTGCATTTTCAGGAGCCGGGAACGAGGAACTGTTATTTCCAAATAACAACATGGCCGGAACATCTTTGTATCTCCGGCGATATGGGAACATATGTGTTCAGCTGTTGCTCGGATATGTTTGAGTTTTTCTGGAGTGACGATCTGGCGATCAATACCGACTACTGGCATGAGAAACTCGTTGCTGATTCAAGATTCGAGCCAGCATGTAAGTATTCGCCTGATGAATTCCGTGCGGAGGTTGAACAGGTATTCGATGACTGGGCGGAGGATTGCGGACAGAGTGAGGAAGTTCAAACTTCGGTTTGGGAAGAAATAGAAGATCAGGTACTGGGCGCAAGCGAGTTTGAATGTGAGGCGCGCCATGCGGTCGAGGATTTCCATAGCGAATACGAGTTTAGCTTCTCTGACTTCTGGGAAACGAGCCTGCAAGAATACACATATCACTTCGAGTGGTGTTTGTTCGCCATCGTCTGGGGAATACAGCAATATGATAAGTTGAAAAGTATGGAGGATTGACCGATGGGACCAACTGATAATATAAAGCGCCCATCCGCCTCATGGGATGAGGCAAACTCGTCGTCGTCGAAAACAGGACTCGAGCTAATGGGTACGACGTACACTTTTACGGCAAGGGACAGCGAACACTCCATTTACAATGGATGCTGTCCATACGGCACGGGTATCTCAGGGCATCGGCATTTCATGAATAAAAAACAACGCCGCAAAAGAAACAAGATCGCGGCTAAATCCAGGAGGCGTAACCATGGCAGGTAAAGGCGACAAACGCAGACCGGGCGATGATGCCCGGTTCCGTAAGAGTTGGGAAAGGGTATTTGGGAAGAAACGAGTCGTAAAAAATCCAAAAGGAGTTAAAAATGCAGGATAGATATTTATTCAGAGGGAAGCGGGTTGATAATGGGGAATGGGTTATTGGGAACTACTATGAAGGAATCATGAGCGAGTTAGAACCTAGGATTGTGAGAGTTATTATTGATAGGGGTGTTTTTTATCACGTTACTCCTAAAACAGTCGGGCAATGCACCGGACTCAAAGACAAAAACGGCAAGCTGATTTTTGAGGGGGATAAAATATTTGATTCATATACCAATAAAATATTTATTGTGAAATATGTTGAATCGCATATGACCTTTATTTGTTTCACGGAGCAGTGCTTGAAATATTATAATGAGGGGTCAAATGCCTTACGGTATTTAGATCAATATGCTTGTCCTGTTTGCAATATGCGTATTAAAGACTCAAATGTTCTATATCTAAATATGTTTGAATCGTATACAATCGAAATAATCGGCAACGTACACGAGGAGGGAAAGAGCAATGTCCCAAAAAGTAACAGCATATAAGTGCGAGTTTTGTTCTAATCTTTTTCGCTTCAAGGGCAAGAGATTGGATATTCATGAAAAGACATGCCCCAAGAATCCAAAGAATAAGTTTATATGCAGATGGTGTCTTAATTTTGAGATAAAGCGTTTTCGTGTAAAAGAGCATCCTTATTCAGGAGAACCCATATATCAAGATGCGCCATTAGGTCATTCCGCTGATATTGAAGTGCCATTTTGCGCCAAAAGGCAAGTGGGATTATTGGGACATCAAGAAATAAGAGATATATTGCGAAAGATAATTCCATATGGCAGTCTAGATTATTGCTATCTGGAGGAGTTCAAAAACAATCAACCGCTTAAGCATTACCGCAAGATGCGCACCAAGTGCGAGCATTATAAATCAGAAATGCCGTTTTAAGATTAATCCCATAAACAAAAAAAATCCCCGAGCGCTCCACCCTGCGCCGGGGACTTGCTTTTTATGAGCCGGTTATTCGGCTTTTTTAGCGTCGCTTGCCGCGGTGGTCTCCTTGGTGGTTGATTTTCCGCTGATAGTTACTCCATCTGACGCTATTCCCATCTTGGCGCTCGATTTAGTGGCATGAATGACTTTAGCGACTGCCTCGATTGCTTCGGGCTTCATGTCCTTAGGAATTGTTGCGCCCCCGCCATTGCCGTTGGAAAATTTGCCCTCAACATGCGGCGTTGGGTTTTCAGTTGACCCCGGAGATACAGAACCGGACATTCTCAACCCGTCGCCCCACATAACGACCATTTTGTTTTTGAGGGATTTCTCGATAGTCATTATCGGGGGCTCTGTCGACTCCGTTTTCTTGGTTATTTTCCCATCTTTGTCGAATTCAGTAATTGTGGTTGTCCCTACACACCCGACCATCACGACCGCCAGCATTGCGAATGCCAGCACGATAAAGAATTGCTTTTTCATTGGACACCTCCTTGGTTAATTAACTGAAACAGATACATGGTTGGATACCCATACAATTATGTCTATTAGCTTCCATACGGCGAGCGCCAAAGAGACAGGCAACACGATTAGTGCCAATAGTATACCTCTACCTACACCATCAAACATCACTTACCTCCTTTGAGTTTGGTTAATATTCTTTCGACAAATTCTTGATAACCTTCAGGAATTATGATCTTGTCCTTATTCTTGTGGTAATAGTCGTATGCGGTATCGCCGAACTTATACCCCATTGCTTGCCAGTCGCATATCATTTCTATGAGATAATGATCAATTCCTGCTTGCTGGTTCGCCTTTAGTTCTGGAAGCTTCTTAATAAGTTCCCAAAATTGCCAATGATGCGGATTATTGAGCTGATGGTGCAACCATGCCCGCTCAAAATTATCTTTGTTATTTTCTTTTTCTTGGTCGTTAATTGGATAGAATTGTTTGCGATATGAATCGAATTCTGTGCTGTCCAGTTTTGATTTGTCGTGATTTTCTATCAGGTAATTAATTGTCCAAAAGTCCCAATCATCATAAACAAAGTGCTCATCTTTACATTTTTCCTGAACTTCTTTCCACGCTTTTTGGACGTTTGAGATATGTTCAGCAATGTAGCTTTTGTATTCTTGCGCCTTTTGGGATTTCATTTTGCCTCCTTTAATTTTGGCAATTTTTACTTTTGTCTTGTCGGCATTTTTCCATGTGCTTGAAAATTTTTAGATCGATCTTTTCATCAATTTCCTGAGTTGATAAGATTCGATTTTCAAGATTGTGAACCATTTCGTAAATCTTCTCTATCTTGCCCGATTTCGGAACAAGGAAAAGAATTACAATCAGCGATACAACGTTAAACACCGCAGAGACGCAAAACGCTATAATTGCTATATTTTGTCCGTCCATCCTCTTTGCCTTTCTTATTATTCTTTTATAGTTTGAGTACTTCCGTCTATCCATGCGCCCCAGCCGCCGAGGTCACACGCCTTGTAAGCGATATACGCCCGAGTCCACCAGCGGGTGCGGTCAACCCATGTGAACGGATTCCACCACGGGAACAGCGCGTTGATGATCTTGCGCATGTTTAGCCACATGCGTTTATTGGCGGCGTTGAATGTTGGGCGTAATTTGTCGGAATAGTGGAACTCGACATCATGAATCAGAAAAGCCGCTTCAAACAGCTTCAAAAAGGCGGTTGTAGCCTCTCTGCCCCATTTCGGCATCCAGTCAGGGCCAGCGCCATTGTAAATATTCGCCAGTTCCGCAATGGTCAACAGTCCGAAGTTTTCGCAAGTTTCCAGTTCGTAATTAGTGATTAGTTCGAGCAGGTTAACAATCTTTCGTTGACGTTCGGTCATAATACTACACCTCCTCTATTGTGTTGTTGCGGCTTCAGCTTCGTCTATTGCTTCGTAAAAGCCATAGGGAAGCTCACCATTGTTTGAAAAATAGTAATTTTCGTTAAATGTTCCGGCGCTTACCGCTTCTTTTCTGGCGCGGTAATCGCTCCATATCGCACGGCTCCAATCTTGGATAGCTTTAGCTTTGGGCGCGTTGGCTTCGCCGGCGGTGCTAATTGCAGCATTAATTGCCGCCAGTCCGAATGCGTCAAGCTTTTTTTTGTGATATGCTACGGCGCTTTTATGCAGTCTTTCAATTTGATATTCTTGCGTAATCATATTTAACCTTTTAACCTATTTTTTTGAAACTTATGTTTGCGTGTGGGCTGTCATAACCTGGATTAACTGTATAATATTTTGGGTCGATTCGATTATTATGCCATAACTGAAATTCAAATACTTTTGAGTCTGATATAGTGAATTTTTGTTCGTGGAGCGTTGGGCTAGTTGGCGAAGTCCCGCCGGAATTGCCAAAATGGGCGCTGGCTATTACTTGTGCGGAATCTGTTACATTATACAAACGGAGACAGGTTGTAGTGCCAGCCTCACTGTCTGTAGCGAAATTACCTTGATATAAATAAGTTCCAGCAGGTAAAGTTATTTGATTGCTGGCAAGAGATGCTCCGGTTATATTATTTTCTGAAGAAGCAGAGTTTAAAGCAAATTTTTTCCAAGTTGACAGATCTGAATTCCACACATTTTCTGCGGTTCCGTATGGTATTACCCAACTGTAAGATGCGAATGTAATTGAGCTGCCGCCCCCGCCAGCCGTAAACGTCTTATCTGTGCCATCCGGGAGACGGTAGTTAATTACGAGGTTGTTCGACCCGTCCAGCGTGTGCCACATGAACACGGAGCCAGCCGGAGGATTAACGCCAGCGCCCGGAGGGGTTGAAAGCGGAAGCTGATTATAATTAAGGAACTCTGTTATGCCTTTTTGCATCTTATTCGCCTCCTTTGATTGCGTCGTTCGCCAGCTTGATTTCAGCGACAGTTGTTTGCACGTCGGAGCGCAAAACACCAGCCGCGATCAACTTATCGAACGCCTCGACTTCGGTATCATTGATAGTCAATGCCAGCCCCACTGCGCTGTATTTGGTGTTTAGTTCGTCAATCAGGTTAGACAGGTAAAACAGGCGGGTATTTGCCTTTGCCCGTGCATCCGTACCGCCTGGAACGTCTTCAATATTGGTTTCGGTTTTGTCTCCGGCGTAGTCTGGCAGATTTATGACCTGCAAGCCGCTTGCCAGTCCTGAGACTTTGCCGCTCTCAAGCCAGTCTATGATATTTCCAGTCGCTGTTTCAAAAATTATACGCATAGTAAATCCTCCTTAAACTAATGTTCCGTTGAGGGATACGAGTCCCGGGTTATGCCGATATGCGGCTGTTGTGCCTGTCGGCGCTGCGCTGGTATGAATTAAATTGGCTGAACTTATCCCATAAACAGGATAAGGAGCAATAAAGAATGGATAGCTTAGAGCCACACTGCTTCCATCAACATAATAATAACCGCCAGAGAACGTGCAGTATGAGGCGGTAATCAGACCAGATGAAACGGTTTGTCTTAAACAAGACTGTGGATTGTTGGAACCAGTTACAGTAAAACGGCAACTGTGCAACGAAGAGCCATTGATTGAGCTTGAATAGATTCCAAGAGCATTGCCGTGTACACCGCTGGAAGTGTTCTTTAGCTCTATGCCTTGCCCGATTAGCAGGAACTTAACGCTACAACCATCGATTAACAGAGTGCTGGTCGTGGCAGAGGATTCCAAGGCAATCGGCTTTAAATCTGTGTCCCAAGGATTAATAGAAGCGTCAGTATACGCCGCTGAGGTTGCTTCTTTGTCAAAATGCAGATCGGTAATATTTGTAATATCGCTGAGTGTAATTTGCGATCCGGCAAGATTGTAATAACCGTCTCGAATTTTTATATAGGCTGAATAATTATTAAAATCTTTGCCGCTGATTGATGAAATAAAAGCAAGCAGTGCATCAACCTCAGCTTGCGGCTGGACGTATTTTATTACAGCCGTTGATCTACTGGTTGGGAATGTTTCCGCGACATAAGTGGCGGTAATAATTATTTCGCTGGTTGTCGATCCGGTTTCCACGGTGAAAGTACCGTCATAGTTGGTAGTGCCCTCAATCTTGATCGAGTCGCCGTCAGACATATAATTATGATAAACAGGAATACCGACTGTACCATCACCTTTATCAACAGCTACGCCGTCACGGGTAATGAAGGTTGAAGATTTGCCGGAAGTACCGACTGTCAACGTCTGGTCAGCGGTCAATCTGCCGTCAACTCCGCCCCCGAAGGCGTAATTCCAGGTACCGGATAATGTCCCGAAACTTGACAGGTCGACCGTGATTTGATTACTCGCATAAGTAATTGAGTCAGGGATAATCACCGCGCCGGAGCTGTTTGTTATTATTCCCGGCAATCTTACATCTCCCTGCGTGTGGCTAATGGTCAACACTCCATCTGTCAAATCTCCGTCAACGAATGTACCGGAGATAAACAGCGGGGTTTTGCCAGCCGCTACTGTCAGTTCCCAGTAAGCGGAAGCGGTCGCCGGATTATTGCCCGTGTTAGAATCCTGCAACGAGCGGTAGAGTGAGCCGTTGTAGGTGACCGCATCATTAGTTGCGTAGGTTGTCCCGCTGTCGTATGCTCCGCGCGGGTTCAAGCCTTCTCCGTCAATGCCGACGATACGCATGCCGTCCGCCCAAGTAGAGCCGCCGTCAACGCTGATTCGGATATACTTATCCGTTGCCTGCGCGAAAGTTGTGTGCCAATCAGTCGAGCCGTCAGCTGAATATTGAATCTGAGTCAATGGCGCATTATCGCCGGGATCGCCATCTAAACCGTCATTGCCAAGGTATTTAACCCATATCGCGCCGGAGAAATCTGCTTCAACTGGTGTGAGTTCGGTGCTACTGTGGATTTCCGCGCGGTATTTTAGAGTATCGGACGGAGTCAAACTCCAGCCGATACCGGTATTATCCGAGGCGTAGGCGACATAATTGAAAGAGTCTACTCCGTCAAGTCCGACGAACTGAACACCGGAGCTCCAGGAATTGCCAGCGTCAACGCTGAACCGGATAAAATAATCACCTTCAGCAAATACAGAATGCCAGTCTGCATTGTCTGCACTGTATTGAATCTGCATTGCCGGTGCCGCGTCTCCTTTTGGCCCAATGACCATGGCAATTCCATCAGACCAGACACCGCCCGGATAACGGTAACGCCAGTAAAGGTCTTCCGCTGCCTGCGTATCATGCCAGAGTGTAGAGCTGTCAATGCTGAATTGCAGCTCATAACCGGCTTTTAAGAGCGCGTCAATCTGCTGTGAGTCGTAATATTCCGGGTCTGCGGTTGCAGGCATACCGGCACTTGAACTTGGGCGGTTTTCCGCTTTGAATTGGAAATAAGCCAGAACGGTTTTAGCGGTTTCGCCTTCCGGCACTCCGGTAATAACGAAATAATATTTCTTATAGCTACCGCCAGAGCCTACAGCTTCCGTAAATCTGTCGGTGTTGGTGTTTACCTTAAAACTTAATTGACCTTGCGCCGGGTCTGCTGTGGTATCGCCGTGCCAGTCGCCAATGTCGTTTACTCCGTCAGTGTCTGGAGTGACCGCGCTTTGTTCAGTCAGGAACATGAAGGCGGTTGCCGCGTCAAAGTCATTATCACCGAATGCCGCCAGTGACAGAGTCGGGTTTATCGGGTGAGGGGTTAATACAGCTGTCCCGCTTGACCAGTCTACATCATAGAACTCACAGCAGAGTATAACTGTCTCGTCGAACAGCAGCCGGAAATATTCTGTATCCCTGACTACAGAGCCGTAGTCATTGATCTGCTTGCATGTAGCCGCATCTATTTTAATTGGAATTCGCTTAAAGTCTGACATATAAAGAAGCTCCCTTTTTTAAAAAGAGCTTCCGGTGTCAACATTTAAGAGCCGGTTAAAAATTCAAAACCGCCCGGAATGTCGAATTTCTGTATCCTTGTTATGATGTTTTGACCGTTGATATATGTCGCATAAAGAGCAATATCAAAAGGATTGTGCAGGTTATAAAAATATTGCTCTGGGTATATTTCTGTTTCGTATTCCATTTGTCCGGTTCTATCTTCATTGGTTAAAGCATTGATAATTGTATAGTAGTCGTCATCATCTCCAGCAATATCGTCAATTTGACCTATCGGCTCTGGAATGTATCCTTGAGTGTTTCTAGTGACTGCATAAAAAAAATCAGCTCTGTTAATTTCGCTGGATTTTGTGAAAAACTTAGCTCTGCTTGCCGTACCGATTATATATGTCGAATAAGCGCTAAGCCGATAAGATTCAGAAATATTATATTCATCCCATGAGGGGTTTTGCGTCGTTCTCCATTCCATTGCTTGAAATTGGGTCTGCCAATTATTGAACATTGTTTCATGATCACCATAAATTTTTAGTGTCTTGTAGTAAACAAACGTTGGATTTGGAACATACAAAGTCCACGTTAAAAGTTCGAGTATTTTTTTGCGCTGAATAACCCAGTCGTATATTTGTTGAGTCCCTGAATAATTACTAAGCGGTGAAAAAATTGGAGCTTCTATTTTGTCATTTAATCCGCCCGGATAACCCGCATCAATTAAAACTTCTTCCCATCCATATATAGTTGCAAATGATCTTGTTTGATAATAGGGATAGTCTTTAGGTATAGTTTCGCCGTCAATATATTTGCAATCTGAATGCCGTATAAATCCGGGAATTTTTGAAAGTTGATTTTTTGATCTGTCGGAAACCTCAAGAACTTTACTAAGAATATAATCAAAATAATTAAACCAATTACCAGACATTCGATATAAATAATCAGCAACCGGAAGACCTTCACCCGCGACCCGCCTGTAGACATCATAAGGAACTAACGCATGGTTTACACGCTCTTTTAATGCGAGGTACAACTCTCTGAACCACGGCGTTGGATTATTTAATTTATCGATAGTAAAATTATTCCAATCAACACTCATACCCATTTCCCAGTTATTTCATTTTCACCGTAAAGGCGTTGAATTATCTTGTTTCCATAATCGGAATAATCGGCAATAATGCGAATGTGTTTGCCGTCTGAATCAGGGGGAACATTAAAAGATGCTGTATATTTTATTTCGCATTTATAACTATATTCATAAGTTGTTTCAATATAGATATATCCTTGCTGACTTACGTCTATTTCTGCTTTATTTACAGCTATTCTGACATTGCCTGCTTTGGTATATCCCGCAATTGTGGCGCTTGGGTCTGCCCCGTCAACAACGGCAAGATTTTCGCCGCTTTTGACAACCTTGAAATATCCATTGTAATCGCTTGAACCGCCGCCGATTCCCGCCGCCTGGCTGTTGATCCTGATGCCTTCCGCTGTCTCTGTGATCGAGGTGTTGTCGCCGGCAAGAGGCCGCATCTTCTTTATCTTTTCGTAAAGGAACATTACAGCATCAGGCCATGTTTTAAGTTCTTTGCTCATTATTCACCTCACACTGTAAAATAGCTAGGGTTCCAGATCTGCCCGTCCGGCGCCATCCACCAGTCAATAGTTACGCGGGTCCAGAGTTCGCCCTCGTTGTTGGTGTCTGCGCTTACCTGCGGTGTACCGGATCGCCATGAGCCTGTAATGTTTGTTCCGGCTAGCTTGCCGTTGAAGAATTTAATGTCGTTGACGTCCGCAACGTAGAGCTTTGGATCGTTGCGCAGAAAGTATGTGCGCCTTAATCCTGACAGCCGTATATTTTTATTCCAGGTACCTTCCGGCAAAACATCTTCTTTGCTGTCGCGGATAAAGGGGCATTCTTTGGTGTAGTTCCATGTAGCTTCTTTGTAGATTTCGGTTATTTCGGTAGGAGTATCTTTGCTATGTTTCCAGCCACATTCCCGCATTGACAGCTTCATTTCAGTTACCACCGGTACCGCTTCATCACGTGATGCAAGGTCTGATTTATCGTCAAGGGTGGAAGCGTCGGCAATGCCTTGTGTGTCGCTAGTCGGGTCTTTGGCTTCCATGGAAACTTCGTATTCAACGTCTGACACCTGCACCGGGTCAACGTCATAGACAATAAAGCCGTCTTGAGCCCACTCTGAGGCATCGCCGCCTATGCGTCCCTGAAAGTCTTCTATGCTGTCCTTGTGCACCTGCCATCTGCCGGTATAGCTGATATTGACCTTCATATTTCCTCTGTTGTCAAATCCGGCAAGCTGCTCACGGCGTTGCAGTTCAATCTGGCGAACACTTATATGTTTGGCTTCAAGCGTGACAATATAGCCTAGCTTTCCGTTGCCTTCGCTGTCAACATTGGTTATATAATATCCTTCGCCAGCCCATCCCGAGGCATCGCTGTTTATATCGTGGGTAGCCATAAATTCGCCGTATTCAGCATTGTTTACCAGCCAGCGCGAGGTCTTGGTTTTTTCCATCATGGTATTGCAGGAGTAAGACGGATTGCCGAGCATGAGAATGCTCATATCTTTGGCGCGTATGGTTACTTCCCATTCGCCGTATCCTAGTTCCTGCTTCTGGACATCATAGCATAGAAAGGCAGCGCCAGCCCATACGACAACGGTGCCTATTTCCGGCGTCCAGTCGTCAATAACGCTATCATTGATCACCCATGTGCCGCTTTTCTCTTTTTCGCCGTTGCTGTTAATCGTTTCGCTCATGCCTCCGATAATTTCGGCTGTAGCATGCTTTTTAACCCCGGTAAAGGTTATTTCATACATGTAACGGGCGGTTGAATCAAAAGAGATGTTAGTTACTATGTAGTCCGCATCTAGAGTATAGCCTTGTGAGTCTGCCGTGGGCTTGCGCCAGGCATCGCCGATATTACCCGCCCATGTTTCAACCGCTGCTTGAAAGTTTATCCATTCTGCGTCAATATCAACGCCTGCATCTGTAGTAACATGCCAGATGCTTTGCCTTGAGATATTGCCGTCTTTGTCAATGGAAAAATCGATATTGTTGTAATGCAGTACCCGCATAATTAAAAAGCTCCCTGTTTTTAAACAGAGAGCCTTTGTCAATATCGGGAGAGATTAGCTGTCTTTATTGTTGTTTCGTTGGGTTCTTGTGCCGTAAATAAAAATGTAAACAATTGAGCATACCCCGCCAGCGCCTATAATTGCGCTGCTTACTGGATGGTTGAAATATGCGCATATTGCTGAAGTTGACATGATTAATGCTACAGTCAAAAACGCAAACACCAAGCCAAGTAAGCTATTCCTACTGTCAATATTCAACGCCTTGTCGCATTGGTCAGAGTCTCGCTTATTTAGTTCAATTATATCGTCTTTTTGTCGCACTTCCTGCTCTTCAATCTTGAACCTATGAGCTTGTTGTTTTTGCGCCATATCAACTATTGCTTCTGCCAGACCGGGGATAATTTCATTGTATTTTTTTAGTAGATCGGGGTGAGGGAGAGGACCGCTAAAAGATGCTGATATTTCTTGCCGAACAGCGATAGTATTATTTTGTTTTGTAACAGGATTGCTCTTTCTGCTCATCTTTTATCTAACACCGTTAATGCTTTTTTCATATCGTGCCCTACTTGCTCTAGGTCATGGCGCATAGCTTCATAGTCATTTAGTTTGGCGGTGCTGCTTTTGTCTATTGATTTTCTCAAATTATCCAGCTTTTTAGTACGTGCGTCTGCTTTTGTCTTGGCAATCTTATACTGTTCATAAAAAACGCTTCCAGTAAGATCAAACGCGCCAGCCATTCCAATAGCAAAAGATTTTAATTTATGAGTCATTTTTAGTTCACCGTTTTAATGATTGTCTTTAAGATACATTGCTTGATCCGTAAAATCAAGTTACACCTGTACAATCTTTGTCAACCCTCACGGCTTTTCCGCTGCGGTTTAACGTCTCCGATTCGCTGTTTCTTTGCGTCTCCATTCCTGAAACGCAGGGCTTCATCTTTGTCTACGGTGTACTTCGCAATGGTCTTCATGCCGCCGCCAGTGCTTAAATATTGATGGCGCCCGATCCGGTAAGCGTAGCCCGTCCACTCACCGCCGTCAACATATGATGCTGTGTTTAGCCCGGTCAGGTAGATAACCGGGTAGTCGCGCTTTTTCTTTAGGTAGGAGAGGAAACTTCCAGTGGCTAAGCGTTTTGTATGATCTGCTCCATAATTGGGGCTTTTATATTTTACTAATAGCTTTTTAAATACAACTTTTTCTTCTTTAGTGCAGAATGCCAAAATGGTGTCAACATCTGGATTAGATCTGCTGTCAACTTTTGACAACAGATTATCATAAGTGATCAAGCCTTTTTTCTCAACTTGGATAATCTTAAGCGTAAGCTTTTGGCGGTATTTATCCAGAGCGCGGTAAGAAGCTTTTTTGCATAGGTCTTTATAAGTTGACAGGTATTGTTTTATTTCGTCCCGTTGGTTTTTGGGCCAGTCTGTGGGCTTGATTGCCGCGATCCCTTTGCTGTGGAATATTTCAATTCCCTTCCGGCTGACGCCTTCAATCTCGTAATTCTTGTAAGTCTTGCCGGACACTGTTACCAGGTCTTTTGCATTGGCGCCATATGCAATAAATAGCAATAAGCATAGATAAATAAGTTTAGACATAATAAAAATCCTCCTGCTGGTCTAATGGTTAAATATACAGCCAACAGGAGAATTTCGCAAGTTATAGGATGGCAGGCAACTATATTTGACTTTTAGCAATGGGGCATTATTCTTATTAATCTAACACTTAACATGGAGGATTGTGTTATGGCAAAGAATGAGAAAACGTCCCGAAAAGTAGCTTCCAAGGCTGCAAAAATCCTAAGAGACCCAAAAGCATCAAAAGCAGCTAAGAGTGTAGCCGGTTCTGCTTTGACTCAGGCAAGGGATAAAAAGAAAAAATGATCACCTTTTCAATTCGTAAGTGCTTTTAATGGCGCATTTGGGAATTGATATAATGCCGCATCCCTGGGTTTTATTCTTATCCCGGTGCGGCATTATTACTATACAGCTTTTATTTTCCCTGAGTATCCAGCCGACAGATTGACAGATTACTACTGATGGTTCAATATCTTCTGTATATTCCCACCCTTCAGATAATCTTTTTGAATCAAGCCATTCTATAAGAATTAATTTCATGATCAGACCTTTTTAATAATAGTTTTCTGTCAACCCGTAATAACCACGGTGCCGCCCTTTTGCCCGTCTTTCATCACTTTAAGTAATGAATCAAGCGTCTTTGCCAGCTTATCGGCTTGCGACTGCTGGATTTTATTTTGACGTTTAAGTTCGGCAACAAACTCGCCGCTTGCTAAACGTCTTGCTTTGTCGTTATCTTGATAATTATTCCCGTGCTCATACTTCTTCATCAGGCTCTTATAAAGCTTCTGCTGCTCCTGAGTTGAGTTCTTGAGGATTTTGTCCATCGCTTCTTTAGTATATTTACCGCCAGAGCCGGCAAGAATAGTGTCAATATATTTATTCTGAGTAGAGGCAAACTTTTGCTTGGGATCAAGGTTCTCTTTTTCCTGCATGAGCCTGCCGTAAATCTCAACTTCCTGATCGCGGCGTTGACGTAGCATAGCAAGTATTTTGTCGTCTTTTTCCTTGGCGTATCTTTCCTCGATATCGGCTATTACTTTACGCTGTGCGCGGATCTTCTCTTGATTAATATAATAGCGTTCCCCGCTGTCGAGCGAGCCGTCATTCATGATGTAATGTGAGCGCATGGAATTAACACGGCGCATATATGCAGCGCGATTGTCCCGTATCTCTTCATTCATTGCCTGGCGCCGCAGTTGGCGTTTCTGGTCGATAAGCTTGCGCTGTTCTTCCAGCTCTTTATAGCGTGCTTCAATTGCTTTCCTTGAGCCAAGGTCTGCCATCTGTGACAGCTTTTTGAGTCTCTCTGTTGCGTCTTCCAGCTGCTGATCAATAAGCTTTATTTTATCAGATGTAGAAAACTGGCCATCATCATTCCAGAGCGATTCTTTAAGCTTATTGAGACTTGCGGCACTTTCCGCGCTCCAGTCGTCAAGCGTGCGCCATGATGCAGTAAAGTATTTCTGCAGCCGTGCCTGTCCCCGTGCTATCGGGTCCTTGTCCAGCCTTTCGCCCTCGCGCATAATATCGGATAGCTCGCCATAGTTCTTTTTTGAATATCCGGCGCTATTCAGGCGGTTAAAGGCTTCTTTGCTGATCTTGTTTTCAGCTTTAAGCATATCGAGGCGCTTGTAATAAGTGGCAATGTATTTTGGAGTTAAGAGCAGCTCTTTGCGTCTGACTCTCTCAAGCTCTCTTTCAGCGTCCCGCATGCCTGAAAGTACATCATGCATGCCGGTGGATGATCCTATCCATTCCCCGAGCTTATAGCCTAATGTGCCTACAACGCCGATTAGCCCGGCAACACCGATAGCAGAGCCTGCGCTGGTTACACCTATTTGAGCAAGCCCGCCTTTCAGAAGAGCAAGCTTGCTTGCCGCTTTTGTTGATGCCGCGGGCAATGCCGATATAGTAGTGAAAAAATCTTTGTTAAAGCGGTGCGGCTGAGAAGATACCCCTTTGCCGAATGCATTTACATTCATTTGCGTTTGTCTTCCCACCTGTCCACGGAATAAAGCAAGCTTCATATTTGTTGGCGCTTCGGATATTGCGGCATTACGAAGCAGTTGCCCCACTTCCCAGTTAACACCGCCTGATCTGAGAGAAACAGCCCTTGCCATTGCGGCATTATTGGCATTTAGCGCCGCTGTATTGCCTGTAAGCGTGGCGGTACTTCCTTGCATCGAGCTGGACATGGATACAATAGCGCCCGGCATCTGGCGAAGCTCTTGCATATAGGAGATAGTACCCCGGACAAGAGACATAAGTTCTTTTCGATATACCAGGGTAATCGCTCCGGCCGCGCTCATGATCGTGACGCCGCCGCCAACGGCTGTAACCATCTTGGAAGTACCGGAGATTATACCGGCTGTCAATTCAACTACAGGCGCAATACTGTCGCCAAGTGTGATCATGGCTTTAGACATGTCAACCATGGCGGCTTCCCAAGTTACCTTGGTATTCTTAACCTGCCGATCAAAAGCCCTTAACGAGCTTCCGGCGTTGTTTTCAAATTCTCCAAGAATATCCCTGAATGTTTCGGCCTGGGTTCCGGCAAGGGAAGCAGCCGCGCGGAATGCCCGGACGTTACCGAACATTAAAGCCAATGCTTCTGAATTGTCGCCTGCCTTTTCGCTTATTTCGCCCAATACATTGGCAAATCCTTTGCTCTTGATTGCCGCCGCTGAAAGTTCAATACCCAGTGATGCCGCAACTTCTTTGGCTTCTTTTGAAGGATCAAGGAAAGACATTATAACTTGATTCAGTGCGGTAACTGCCCTTGTGGTTGGCATTGTCTTTGTAAGTGTGGCTATTGCCGCCCCCAATTCATTCAGGGGTACACCGGCAATTGCCGCGGAGTCTGCAACCAGCCCTAGAGTAGTAGCCAGTTCCTGCCCTGTGGTCTTGCCGTATTTGACATTTGTATAGAACCAGTCGGACACTCTTGCCGCGTCCCGTGTTGACAGCTTATAAGCGTTCATTAAGGTTGTAGCGGAGTCCATTGCCGGTACCGCTTCAGCACGAATAGTCTTAGCCATTCGCGCCATGTCCGCAGTGAATTTTGTCAGCTCTTTTTCAGATCCACGCATGCCGGAAGAAAAGGCATAATAGAAACTGAATGCCAGGTCTTTGGATTTTCCAAGTTGGCTGTTGATATCAAGAATATCTCTTTTAACCTTGGACATGTCCATATTTTCAGCGATAGAGCTGATATTGGACAGTTCCGCGCCGAAGTCCATAGCTGCTTGTGCCGCTTCCTTAAACAGGCGATAAGCACCATAGGTGCCAAGGGCTCTAACCATATAGCGTTGAACTTGCGCCATGCTTGTTTGAGTGCGCCCTTCGATTTGATCGAGGGTTGTAAAATATGGCCTGCCGTCAAGTCTGACCGCTGATCCTATTATGCCTAAATCATACATTGCTGAACTCTTTTTTTAGATCGTTTATTTTTAAAGAGTCCGTGATTGTCAACATGTCGGGATTCTTGACAACTTCCCTTGCAAGGTCCATAGCTTTCTTTATCTCGTCTGGCGATTGTTCTTTGTGCGGAATAGTGAAAGGTTCGCCGCGTTGCTTCTGTAAGGCTTTAACCATATCTTTGTCTTGCGCGGCTACATAGCCATTGTAAACAACGCCTAGTGCGTCATCTGCTTGTATTCTGGTGGCAAGCTCATAGAGGCGAAAAAAAATGTTCAACGGCTCCGCAAACAGTGTTGTAAGCGTGTAGCCGTTGAACGTATGGAGGATTCGGGCAGCAATAAACTCGAAATCAGGGATTACTGTTTCTTTCTCCGAGTCGGTTTTTTTTTAGCTGGTTCGCCGTCTTCGTTCTGCTCTGTGCCGTGAACGAGATACATTGCCAGGTCGAACAGTTTGAGGTATTGGAGCCTGAACATATCACCCTTTAATTCGTCAGGCATGTGAGTTGTAACCAGTTCGCGGATTTTGTCTGCACCGTCGCGAGTGATAGCGTCTGCTTCCCTGATGGTTTCTTGAGAATCGCCGAGAGCAGTTATTTTGCTATCTACTTCGTCAATGATCTGGTTGAGTTTGTCGTATTCATCAATGGAAAACTTCTCTACTTCGTATACTTTGCCGTTGCCGCCTTTAATCTCAACGGTTCTTTCGCCCAGTTGTGGTAAAATCTTCATAAGTTTTTATCTCCTGTTTGGTGGTGGGGGAATTATGCGCCGATAGTAGTACGTTCCATAAGAACGCCGCTTTCGTCCGCATATATCTCGAATTGTAGTTCGAGAGTGTGATCTTCTTCTGCTTTGAATGAGTATGAGCCCTTAGGCACAATTACGGCATTGGGGAAGCTGTAGCCGTGGGTGTCTGCTGCATCGATTGGAGTAAGCAGAAGCGCACCGCCGCCAGTAAGCAGATCCTTGCCGATTTCGGAAGTGGTTATTTTGCCGGTTGCATCCAGAATTTGCGTGAATGCGTCGTCGATCTCTTTGAAAGCCGCGGATACTGTAATTTTGACATTTGTGCAAATTTTGCGGACAACTCGACCGCCTGATTGGTCGCATTTGGATTCGTAGTATTCCGGTTCAAAGTCGAATTTTGGCCCGCCGTCTGTTGCGCCCAATACGGTACTCTTGTATGTTAGAGTACAGGCCCCCAGTTTAAATTTAGTGGCATCCATTGTTTTGCCTCCAGTTAATATTGACAATTAAAACATCGCTAAAAACTGAGAGGCATTGTCAACATCAGCCGGCAAAACAGGCAATAAAATTATAAGACCAGTGCTCAACTATGCGCCCTTGGTCAGTTGTTTTGTATGTGCCGCCGGAGCCTTTCTGTAACATGGCTTTTATCGTGATCGTTTTGCCTGCAACGGTTATCGTCTGGCTGTAGACAGGAAGAACGCTTGCCGCCTTTTCCAGTGCGATAAGGCAACTGTCCCGGTCAATACAGCGCCCTATAAGTTGAGCGTTAAATCTGCGTATCGCAGGCTCGTTATGTGTCACTTCTGAGTTAATAATAACCGCTGTAGCCTCGTTGGTCTTAGGTGGTATGCCGCCGCGGAAAATATCAGTGTCAACAGTTTTTCCAAGAGCATCAGCCCAAAATTGAGTTAACGCCTGTTCAAAAGTAATAATATCCATTTTTAAACCCTCAATTTTTTAACTATGATTTCTCGTATTTCCTGCTTGTTGTCTTCAATCCCGCGCTCTATATATTTCTTCCCGACAATGTTCCCTAACTTTGCTTGCTTGGCTGTTGATTTAGGGCCGAGATTATAGTCATCTTCATGCATGGGGATTGCATAGTCTTTAGATGTAGCATTGACCGGGACAGATATAACCGCGGCTAATACGCCGGTTGCCGGATCTGTCTGCACATTGCCTACTATATCGGAAGATAAAGGCCCCTTGTCAATTGGGGCATTGTCCCTGGCTGCGCCTTCGCATAGCTTGGCAATTTCAAAACCAGCTTCAACAGTCTTGCGCTTCTGCCTCATGGATAATTCTCTCTTTCGCTGTTTCAGTTGGCGAAGATCAAATTTAAAGACCTGACTAGCCATTAGCTCCTCCTGATACAACTGCGCATCTGTAGCATTCTATTCTGCCGTCAAGATCACGGCATACTTTGATGCCCTTTAGATCGTATATCTTGCCGTTGTGGGTAATCTGAGAATCAATCTCTGGCGCAGTGTCAGCTTTTACCATGAATATCTGACCGCCTCCAATGTTCCCGAAGCGGTTAATATCGCGTTGGGAAAAATCGGTAATTAAAGCTTTGCCGGGAGATTCTGAATACTGCGGTTTGCCGTCAACATAGCCGTTGGCTTTGCGGATAGTAATATCTTCTATATATCTGTGATCGAACATAAAAAAAGACCCTCGTTTTTAAACAGAGGGTCTCTTGTCAATATGGAGAGAAATCAATAAAGTAAATCAATGCCGTTTTTAATTTCATGGATGCGGAGGGCAATGAGGCTAAGCATGTCTTTTTTATTGTCCCCGGACTCTTCCGGCAGCATAGGGCAGACATCTTTGTATTTTTCAGGGTTGGCCAACAATTCTTTTTTAAGCTTTTTCAGGTCTTCTATTGTCAATGTTTCGGTACGCATGGCAGAATTAAACATATCGCTTGGAGACAATGAAATATCAGTAGTATCATGTCCCTCGATAACAGCTTGAGTTATATCAATCTCCAGGAATTTTATTGTTTTTTCAGCCATTTGTAAATGTCTCCAGTGCCGTCTAATATTTCAGACAAGCTTATGTTTTTATTATAGCCTAGCTTTCTAGCCTTGTCAATGAAGATATCTTTGAATCGATCCGGCTTTAATTCACCGGCAAGGCCTGCAAGCGAAACAACCTTTTTGCGGTATTCTGCTTCTTGCATTCCAAGCATAGATGCAAGGTCGCGGGAGTTCTTAATTGATGTTTGATAGGAGAACCCTTTAAGCGTCAATTTCTTTTGCCATTCAGGGTTTATTTTATCAAAACCCAATTGTCTCATATAGCCCGTAAAATTAGCCAGCGTATGCTCTTCGTTGATCACCTCGACAACATTACGGGATAAGCTGAGCTTAGAGAATATTTCCGGATGGTGTTTGCTGTGGTTAATCTCATGGCAAACAGTCTTCATGCCCTTTATTTCTGAGAATGTGATATTATCCAAGTCGCCTTGCCGGTATTTATGCAGGAAGTTTGAAACCCTGCTGGCTGAGTCTTTGCTCAAGCCTAATACTTTGGTCATGGGAGAATAAGAGCCGTTAACATTGCTGTTGCCGTAATTGATTATTTCCATCTTGGATATCTCATTGATCGCAGACGGATTAAGCGCCGGGATATCGTTTTTTACAACAGCCTTGGCGAACTCTCTGTCAATCTTATAAATCGGGTTTGAGCTCCATTTGCCTCTGTTTGTGTGTTCTTGGCGGTATTTCTTCCATGCGTCCTTATTGGTGGCAATGGAAAGCGGAGGAGGCTTATATCCGCTATTAGGGACGCCGCCTTTGCCGTATCTGTCATGCATTGACGCGGGAACAGCAACCAGCGAATGCGTACAGTTCGGATGGAACAAGCCCATCTTGATAGCTTCGTCAAGAGTAGTCAGTCCGGCAGTGGCGCCGGATATGGATAATAAGCGGTTCTCAAATACAGCGCATGCAGGGCAGGGAGCCCCGGACACTGTTACTCTGACGGTATCGCATTTGTGCTTCACGCAGCCGTCTATATAAGAAGAGCGCCCGGCATTCATTAATACGGTGCGCCCAAGCATGTTGAAATATGATTTAGGGTTCCAGGAAACGCCGCCAGAATCAATAAAGCGAAAATTTCCCATGTTGACAGCTTTATCAAGTAATTGTTTGGAAACTGAAGCGCGGCTTTCGCCCGTCAATGATGCTTTTCTGAAAACTTCTTGGGATAAATCACGAAGCCGAGTTATTTCGTAATCACGCATCTTTCGCGTGCGCCCGGCAATATGGCTGTAAGTATCTTCGATGAAGTATTTAATCCTCTGTGTGTCGATATTGCCGAGTATGTCGGCGGCTGTCTTCTTGTCAAGCTCATTCAATGCTTGGAAGTAGTAACTCTGAGCTATGTAGGGGATATCCTCCTCCATTCTGCGCATTAGAGCTTCTTCAAGCTTTGAGTATTGCTTTTTGAGGCTTTCAAGCAATGCGGTTAAAGGGTCTCCGTGATATGGTTCAGAATAAGAAAGCGCGTGATGAACGATCTTGTCAACAATAGCTTGCCGAGCCGCCTCATATATTTCGTCCATCTCCGCTGCTTTGGCATGGATAAAAGCAAAGCCTTGAGCATGGTCTTTGAGTAATTTATCGACAGGGTTTATTTTCATCTTATCCTCTTCCGATTCTTACAGAGCCCATATTACCGCGGTCGAGATCAAGAAATTGTTGCGCACGTTCTGAAAATAAAGGCTTCTTCTTTCGGTATGTCTTGGAGCCTACACCGTCGATACTTTCGGCTTCTGCGTCGTCATAACGTTGGAGCTTATCAAAGTTGACAGCCAGAAAGAGCGCTTGCTCGTACACTGCATTGAGTTGATTGATTCGGGTCTCGTCTATCGACTCAGCCGTTAATCGCGCTAGAATGTCACTTTCTGCCATCGCTAGAGCGGATTCTTTTTGCTCTGTGGTTAGCCCGTTCCATTTTGCGCTTGCAAGGTGCTTTGAGAAATAGATATCTGCTTGTTCAGTAGTCATTATAGCCTCCGGTAGTTAAAAAAAGTGCGGCTTCCGCTTTTACACGGAAAGCCGCTCAAACAGGAGAAAAAATTTATTCGTTGCCAGCTTCACCGGCTTCTTCTGCGGCTTCTGCTTCCGCTTCTTCAATCTTGGCTTTCAGCTTGTCAAGCCCCATGTTGTGAGAGCTTTTAATTCCAAGCTCTTTGCCTTTTTCGCGGAGAGCTTCTTCTGCGGCTTTATCAACGTCGCTTTTGCCGTCGTCTTTATTGTCCTTTTTGCTGTTGCCAGCTTTGCCAGCTTCACCGGCTTCTTTTTCGATAGCCGCAATGATATCTTTGTCATTGACTTTGACGCCGAAACGCTTCATTTTAGCTTCACCGTTGATGGAATAGTTAGCGGTTTTGCCTGCGCTATTTGCTACGACTGAAAAGATTTTGAAATTCTTGTCGCTCATTTTGCTTTGTCCCTTATGCTGTTAAAAAGGTCAGCGGGGGCGAACCCCCGCTTATTACTCCGCTACACTCAAGAGCCCGAACGAATAGCCGCCAGAGCTGCTGCGCTGCCCTGCAAACCATAGATTCTGCAAAGACGCTGTTTAGCGTTCTTGAATTGGAGAGTCAGCTCACCAAGGGCCATGCGCTTGATACCGTCAAATCCTTTAGGGGTCGCGTCTTCGTCACTAATGCCGCGCCCTGTCAGGTTGGACAATCCGAATCCGGCAGGATCAAGCACCCATGCATCAGTGTCTGGAATGTCGGGGTCAGCCATGATAGTCATAGAGCGGCCATTGATTTCATTGATAACTACTGCCACATAAGCGCCGCGTTTTTCATCAGCGCGAACGATTTGCAGCTTGTCCTTGTATTCGTTTGACAATACACGAGCTTGACCAGTTCCGCAGAGGATTTGAGTAGGATTACCGCCTTCACCCATGACCGCCTGAGAGCCGTCATTGACAATAAAGCTATCAAGCCTGTTGCCTGCTGCATTGACGGACAGACAGCCAGTTTGAGTACCGAAGTAATACAGCCCGCCGGCAGAACCTTTTGCAGTTGAGGAATTTTCAACCGGAAAACCGAACAGAGCAACTCTATTGAGGTCGCGGGCTACTTCGCTAAGAGCAAATGCAGTCTGGCGGTTGATTTGATTATCAACATTGCCATAAACCTTAACCGCCAGAGCAGATCCGGAAAGAACAATGTCTTTGCGGAATATCTGACAGAAGTTGTGGTTCTTGTCGGATTGATGATAAGATTCTTCACCATCGCCGTTGTTGGTCGCTTCACCCATCGGAGTACTGACAATGTGAAGTATGTCGTTTGCGGCTGGAGTAGTGGTTGCACTACCGTTGGCTGCAACCAAAGCTACAGTAAAAGTAGTAGCAGAATCAAGAGAAGCAACACGAAACAATACAGTGTCGTCTTTGATTACCATCAAGGTGCCAACTTTCAATTTGGCAACATCTGCTTCGCTAGCGGTCACAACCATAGTTGCAACGCCGGTTGCAGTTACAGAGCGTCCGGCAATCTGGTCTTCCAGCCATTCATGCTTCTGCTGAGTTGCATCTTCAACGCGATTGAAGTTGGAAATAAAACGCGGTTCGTCTTTAACGACGGTTGAAAGCACATCTCTCAAATCGCGTTTCCTATTCTGAAAACTGTAAGTGTAAAGCATTTCTGCCTCCTTTTTTATTGCTTATTCTTGGACTTCCGGAGCATTGGCGATCATTCCCATAGCATCGCCATCTTTCTGGGCTGCTTTGAACGCCTCGTCGCTAGAGCCCCCGCCGCCCGGACTGCTTCCTGCTCCCGGATTGGCTGGGACCTTGAAGAGTTTCGGGCTTGAAGTCTTTAACTCTTCCATAAATGCCTTAGTTGCGTCAGCGTCTGACATGTCGAAATCTTCGCCCTTCTGCTTAACCATAAAGGCAAGATATTTAGAATCAGAGAAGTTGTGAGCCGTTGCCAGGTCTGAAACAGATTTGTTAAATTCCATTTCATCGGCTTTTGCTTTCGCTTCGTCCCGTTCTTTTGTCAGAGTGTCCAAGTTTTTCTGCATATCAGCAAGCTTTTTCTGAGTTTCCTTGTTGGCTTTTTCACCTGCCGTCAAGTCTTTCTCATTCAGCTCTTCGATTTGAGAGGTTAGCTCTTCAATCTTAGCTTCTGCGTCAGATACTTTTTGCTCTGCCTGTTTTCGCTTTGCAATTTCAGCATCGAGCCGACTTTTCGGGATGGATTCATCTTTGTAGTTCTCTACAAAATCCTTTTCCGATTCTGTCAGTTCTTCGCCTTTCAGCATTTTTCTCGTGAGGTCGATCAATTTCATTTGTTACACCTTTTTTTTGATGAGTCTTAGTTGACTACGCATCTTTTTAACGTGAGTGACCACGACTTAATAACTGTTATTCGGTGTCAACATCGGAGCCTTTGTTCAAGCTGAAAGTAGGCAATTCCGGTTCTGGTTCCGGCTGCATGTTATCAATCTCTTCTGCTATATCTTTTCTGGTGTCAGTCGGGATCTTGTCAATCTTGTCAAGCACGTTAACCTTAGTGCGCTGTATCTGCTTCTTGAACTCAATACCGACATCAGAATTATCCAGCTGCATAAGCGCGGATATAGTGTCTTTGATATCTTGAACGTCGAACTCACGGTTGTACACAATTTCCGGTTCTGTGATCGTAGAGTCCCATGCATTCATGATAGACCATGCTTTTTGCTCTGCCTGCTCCAGGATATCGGCACGGGTCGCAAGATATTGCTTAACGTTCAGGTTATCCCATGCTTTGGATTCTGCCGTCTGTGCTTCTTTTGTGTCTTTCTGCACTGCCATGCCTATGACATCAAACATCTCTTTTTTTAGGTTGGTGTTTTCTTGCCTGATAGTGTCGGTACTTGCTCCGTCAGGGGCAATATAACGGCTGATTCCGTTCTCTTCTGTAGTTTCCCATATGGCAGCAGAACGGGCAAGAACATGGCTGAATTTAGTTGTTTCGTTGCCGTCTGAATCTGTTTCTGTGCGAGGAGTCGCTCCACCACGTGCAAAGCTCTCTGATACTACCAGCAGGCCGAACATCTGTTTAACAATGTTCATCTGCGCTTCGGATTCGTTATTGAGGATAGCGTCTGAAATTCTGACAACGTCTTCAAACCAGTGGTTCGCGTCCATTCCAAATCCGTCCGTATCTTCATGGTGAACAAAGGGCACCATGCCTAGGTTGTGCGTATTCTGGTCAATGACCTGTATCTTATTCGATTCATCACGGCCCAACAGCATCCATTTGTCACGGGTCCAGACCCGGCGAACTTCTTTAACCTCTCGTGCTTTGAAAGGATCATCATTAGTAATCATGGTTTCTTGTGCGATTACCCATTGCAAAAGACCATCGGCGCCATAAGCCCAATCAACTACAGACAAGGGACTCAAGGCGGTTGCATAGGGGCGTATGCGGTTCGTTGTCTTTGACTCCTGGTCTAACTCTCCTTTAAAATTAGGCATGTCAACAGCCAGCCATGCCGCGCCGTAAACGTTGATAAAGGTTGAGAATTGGCGCATAACTTCATTTACCCTTAATCCGGTGCGTGAGAAGTCCTCGACGACATCGGGATTAGCGCCTTCACGCGTGGGGTCTTTCGCCAGGACAAATTGAGTTATCAGCCTTGCGATCTTCCGCGGATAGTTGAAGTAATAAGCCCGTTTCTGGCGTTCTGCGAACTCAAGGTCAACCTCTGACACGTGTTGTATGACTGCTTTGTCTATGTAAGCTTTGCCGCCTGCATAAGCTTCTTGACTGCGTTTCCATATCTCTTTGTTGGCGGCGTAAACAGGGTGTTCCCGTTTAAAAACGTTTTCGTATTCCATAGCTATCTCCGGTTTTATAAGAGTCGGAGATTGTCAATATTGAACTAAGCCAATATCATACGTGAGCCACCGTCCAGCGATTGATGATAGCCGCCTGATATGCTGTCTACATGGTCATCGTGTGCCCCGTTGGGAAATTGAGAGAGCTGTTCTATTACAACATCATTCCACCAGCCCCTGACAAAGTAAACGTTGCCGGCTTCAAAGATTGGCTCCATTGCGGATGCCCTAACAACTTTATCTTTTGAAACAGTTACCTTTTTTACCATATATTTGCCTTTAAGAATGCTTTTCATGGTGGTATATGTATCTTTATATCCTGCTACTGATTCTATGCCGATTTCTACGCTTGCCCCGTCTGCCTTTGCAGTGTCTTCTATCATCTTGTTTCGCCTTGGTGCTTCAGCTTGTACCCATCGAACATCAGCAACATACAGATGTACAATGTCTTTTATCTTCTTAGTGGCCACTAATGAGCCGGAAGTATAATCTGGATCATCTTTTGCAACTTCTTTTTCAGTGCTTGCCAAATCCCAAAAGCGACAAAAGCGCAGGCCTTGTGGTACATCTTCTTTTTCGATTATCTGTATTCCCTCTGTCTTGATCATATTGCCGCCTCGCATTGTCGGCTCACATTGAAGTAATGCTGCCGATTGATAGCGACCAAGAACAGCGAATTGCTTTTTATACCATGATTCATTAAACCTTTCAGGGAACAAGTAGCCAGATTCATATTTATCTGATTTTGCAGGATATTTGATTATCTTGAAGTTCGGAAATTCGGCATCATAATCTTTGTGCTCCGGATTCATTCGGTTAAGAATGCGTCCTATGATATCGTCTACATGCCAGCGTGTGGCAAGTATTACAACGATATGCGCAGGGGCAAGGCGCGTCATGAGATTGCCTGAGAATGAGTCCCATTGGCTTTTTCTTGTGGGTTCGCTTTCTGCGTCAGAGCGTCCTTTTAAAAAGTCGTCAATGATTAAGATATCTGCACCTTTGCCAGTGGCGCCGCCTTCAATGCCTATTGCTTGTAGTTTTCCGCGTTTGCCGTCTAATCCCCATTGTTCAACAGAATGAGATTCAGGAGATAAACGAGTATCAAAAACTCTTTGGTATTCGGCACTCTTCATTATGCTTCTTGCATCACGGCTCATGTTGTTAGATAAGCCTTGATTGTAGGTGCTGAGGATTATTTCAAGGTCTGGATTACGTCCCAGGGCATAAGGGGGAAAGTGACGGCTTACAATGTCGCTCTTTCCATGTCTAAACGGCACCGTAAGGATTAAATAAGTTGATTCACCATCTTTTAGTCTATCGAGAGCATTGTCAAGCTCTGCCGTTATCTCTGCTGTATGCTTCCCTACCAGCAAAGGGAAATTGTTTTGCCAGCAGTATTGCATAAAGTCTAATAGCTTTTCTCTTGCCATTGAGCAGCGGCATGAGTCTATCATCATATCTTGTTGCATTGTTCTTCAAGCCATTTCTTTTTCTCTTCATAAGACATGGAGTCAAAAATATCTTGCGTTTGTTTTCGCATGGTTTCATCGGTAATATGGGTTTCATTGACAACTTTATCTCTCCACTTGTCGGGCATGCGGTTTTTAACCCAGAAAATAGCCGCGGTTGTGTCTGCTGGAACTTCTTTAGTTACCTTTGTAACCTTCTGTCTTGTTCCGGCTTTAGATTTAGCCATCTGTCCGTCTTTATCTGGCTTCTTGTCTTGCCCGTCTATGATTTCTGTCTTGATCTCTTCATATTTATATCCCAGTGCTCTTTTCAGCAATGCGCTTTCAACTTCTTGATCGATTACAGACTTGCCTCTTTTTATAGCCTCCGAAAACTCCGGATATTTATTTTGATAATCGTAATAGGTTGATTCAGAAATACCAAGCTTTGCGGCTATCTGCATGTCTATCTTGCCCTCACGTGCGTATTGCTCCGCGCGCTTCGGGAAAGTCTTTGGATTGTATTTACATTTAGCCATTGTTTGAGCCTGCCTTTCTGTTTCGTAGTTCGCCTTATAAAGAGTGCACGACTGTAAACAATCAGGCTGTAGCTAGCTGTTCAAGTCTAGCCTCAAGATGCTCCCGCCTTTTAGTATACTCATTCGTGATAAGTCTAAACTCTGACTCAAGGAGATCAATTTCCTCGAGTACTTCGAGCCGTTCTTTTGTTTTTTTAATTTCTTCTGCGACGCTGTTTGTTTTCTGATCTGACATACTGCCTCCATAAAGCTTGGTTGTTTTGCATTCTCAATGTTTCTTTTTCTGTTGCGCAGGATAACTTCCAGTTCCGGCACTTCTGCACATCTGCGTTGGATTAATTGATGGATAGCCTGGCGTGATACTTTTTGTCGTTTGGCTATTTTTGAAAATTCGACGTTGGGGTCTTTTATCTTCTCGTCTAAGACTTCAAGTGTTTTTGGATCGAGGATTGCCATAAAAGAGATAAGTTCCAGCATTTCGCGACGGGTGTATAGCTTTTCTTCTATTTCGTCTGCTTCGTCAAAATTAAAGTTCTGATGGCAGCCGGCTATGTCTTCGGCAAAAGATATTTCATCAAAGCTGATTGTCTTTTCGTGGCCCATGTCATCAAGGAGTTTAGGATTCTTGCAGGTGCGGCAGTATTCTTTGTATTCCGGCGGACAGTCTTTGCATTCTGGTATCTGCCCGTACCATTTCCCATAACATTTATCAATTGTTGACATCACGATCCCCCATGCTGTTATGAGAAAATAGCACTAAATTACCTTGATGTCAATATTTTAAGTGTCAACATGCGTATAGATAAAGCAAGATTGTTATATTATTGTGTTGACAGCAGGGCAATGTTTATATAAACCCTTAATCAAACAGGAGCAAAACAATGTCTGAAGATCAAAACAAAACTGCTGTTGAAAAATTTCTTAAAGAACATGAAGCCTATCTTGAAAGAAAAAATAAGCTTCTTAACGAACTCTCCATGCCTATTGTTAAAGCCGCAACTAAAATTGACGATAAAGGAAATGCGTATATTGATGAAGCCCTTTTTGCTAATCTTTTGCAAAAAATCGGAGAAAATGCTATTTCCGGATGGTACGTTACAATTAAGACCAAGTTGGTATAATCTTAAGCCGGTATGTCGCGACGTGCTGGCTTTAATTTTTCTCCAAGTTTGCTTTTTGATAATTTTATCATAAACCTTTAATCGGAGCCCTGATCACCGGATTGTAATCAAATGTCATTGTACGCTTTTTTGCTGTCCGGTGATTTCTATTTAGCGTATCTATCCTAACTATCTTATTTCCCCATTTCTTTTTAAGCAATTCAAGCTGCTGCTTCTCTCTCTTTAGATTTCGGATTGCCGCACATCCACCCGCTTGCTTTGATTGCTTGACATCATAAAAGTATTTATTGACCCTGAAAATGATGCGGTGCTTATTAAGCTGCTGCAATGTCATGTCGTAATCTTCTTTAAGCGGTAGGCGTTCGTCATAATAACATGTATTGCCTTTCAGAAAGCATTGAAACGGACCGCCAATATAGCTTAAGGTTGAGAAAGGGGTATTCTCTCTGTAGCTCTGCGGATCTTCGTTGCAATTTAATCCCCAGAAGTAAGCGCCAATGTCTTTGGCCATGATTGAGAACTTTTCGATCACAAATAAAAAATCTTCTGCTGGCACTAAGCATTTTTGCCGGTGTTCGTGATAGAAGATCCCGCGCATGTCGTCATCTATAATCAATACAACATCTGCGCCGGCTTGAAATTCCTGATCTAGAATATAATTTCTAACCCGGCATAAGTTGCCTTGTATCCCCTTGGGGCATTTGATTATGTCTGCTCCGGTGTTCTGCTTGCAGTATTCTTTGTGTTCTGAGTCGTCAACATAAACACGACAAAAGGGCAGATATTTAAGGGTTTCAACTTTGGGGCGTTTCCAGCTTGGACAGCATACTTTAATATTCATGGCTGTTGCTCCCCTTGAATAATGACATTAAGAGCCTTGGCGCCATTAATTACGCGGCCTATTCCTTTCTTTTCATATCCAGGGCGCGAATTAAGAGAGTGCACCGTCTTAATGTCAAAGAGAGTTTTAGCTTGAAGCCAGTCAATTTCATTATCAAAGTATAAGACCAGGTAATTATGTTTCTCAAGCAGCTCTTCTGTAAATTCTATTTCCGGCTTTTCTTCTTCTGCTTGATCATTATTATCTTCAAGTGTTGCTTTCTCCATGAGCTTCTCTATTTCCGCTGTATCAAATCCGCTTGATTCTTTGAAATCTTCCATGCTGGAAAACAGCTCTTGAAGTTTGTCGTCGTCAAAGATTGAGAGATCAGATGTTTTATTGTCTGCTATGGCAAGGGCTTTTCTTTTGTCGTCGTCTGTTTTAAGGTCCGTTCTTTTGATTGCGATTAATTCTGTGCCGTCTGATTCGATAACACGGACAGGCAGCCCTAAATTTTGCGCTTGTTCATAAACGCCATTACCGGCTATGAGAACATTGTCAGAGTCCATCAGGATTGAACGCCCGGCACCAAGGTCCTTTAAGCTTTGTTTAATTGCGGTTTGGTTAGCGTCGTCATGCACACGCGCATTTGTGGGATCGCTTTTTATGGATTTCATATAATTCTCCATTAAAATTATAAAAACTTAATGAAAAAACTATATTTGCAGGCTCAGAAATCAATCTAGGATTGAAATTTATAAGGTACGTTAAATTATAATCGGGGTTGCCATTTTTGACAATTAGACGAACTTCCATCTTCAACTAATTTACCTCTACCTTTGCAACGGTAATCTTTTATTGTTTTAATTGCTCAAGGTCGTCCTGTAAATTGTCTTTTTCGCCAGCTACGTCCAAGTTTGCTACCCCACGACAAACTCCTCAAAAATGCCAGTAAAAATAGCCGGACTCAGTTTCTTTGTTTGATATTTTATAAATAATGCCTTAATTTATTATGAGGATAAATGGGGAGGATTTATGTTTAAAATACTAGGTAGATGTTAATCTTTTTTTATATTAATGATTGCGAGGTAGAAATGACTCTTGTATACAATGTAGCTTCAGGTATCTTATTCATTTTATTCATTATTACTGGTTTTTTGAAAGAAAATGTAACATTTACAATATTATGCTTTTTGGGTATGTTGGCTTGTGTATTTATGGCTAATCTCAAACACATTCGTAAAGTGACAGCATCGGCAACTGGTTTTTCTCTTGAAGCCAGAGATGTTATTGAAAAAGCAACGGTTACTATATCTGAAATGCAAAAATTGGCAAAATTAGTTTCTAGAGTTGCTCTCACTCAGGTAAAAAGAACTGGTAGGTTGGGTGGGGTTCCGGATGAAGAAGCGGAAAATATAAAAGAATCTTTTTTAACTTTGCTTGATGAACTTAATTTATCACCTGAAGACAAAAAATATGTATTAAAAGATTATAATAAATTTGTATTACATGACTTTGCAATTGTTCTATTGGGTGGTTGTCGTTGTGCGCCAAGTAGTTGGCCCGAAGAAGATAGAGCAAAATGTAAAGAAATGCGAGCAAGTTTATTAGAAAAGCTACCTTCTCCCAAAGAGATTGAAGAGCTATTAAAACGGAATAATTCTTTATCGGAAACTCATAAAGAAATTCTTAAAGATTATGAATATTTTCTTACTAACAAACAGTATCGCCGCCCTGAATTTATAGCTAAATACAGAGAATTATATAGTTCACTAAGCCTATAAAACATCAGTTATGTTTAATTCATTTTTTTTGCCCGCATTTCTTATTTTGCTTCCGCATTTTCTTTTCTTTTTTTGCTTGGGGTGAGTTCAAAAAAGTTGATAATATTTTTTTCTTAGTTGAAGTTTTGCTTTGCGTGGAGTATTTTTTCTTTAGGTGGACAATTGGTGTGAAAATGATCCTTATTAATCCTTGAAGGAGGAGGTATATATGAAAAAGATGGCGT